CTTGGAAGGCTTTAGACATGATCTGAGTGTTGTTTGTACGCTCAGTTGCATCTGACAATGTTGCCATTGATGCGTCTGCACCCTCAACTACAGCGTTCACAGCTGAGTCTGCTAATGAATCTTCAAGGAATGAGAAAGTTCTAGCTGATACTTTTTCGTTCTTGATCATCGCTTGCATGGGCGTAGCGAATGGTGAAATGTTGGAAATGATGTCTGAAACATCTTCCTTTTTTCCCACCTGATTGTATGTGGTATATGTACTCATTTTAATTGTTCCTTACAATTTTAGGATTAAGTTTAAGAAGATTTACTCTTCCCAGCGGCTCATGAGTGCGTCTGCAATATCATCTAAGTCTTTAGCACTACTCAGGCTGTCCATTTGCTTCTGTTGTTTAGCTTTCTGGATAGTCTTTTTAGATGGTGGTGCTTTCTTGGAACTAAGAACCTTCTTGCCACTTTTAGACTTCTTGAGTTTGGCCTTGGCTTTCTTGCTGTTGGCGGACTCTTTTGACTGGTCGTAAAGTCTGGCTTTGTTAATCAGCATGATGACCTGTGGGTCTGTGTACTGATCGACTTGATCCTTGGGTAATCCCGATTTTACAGCATAGTCACGAATGTCTGCATAGAGTTCGTTGCCCCAGTCAGGTAATTGTTCCTGTAGAACCTTTACGCATTCTGCGGCGGCTACTCTAGTAGCTTCCTGATGTTGTTGCTGTGCTTGGGATACAAGCTGACCACTTTCTTCCTGTAGGAACTTTAAGTCGTCTTCTGCTTGCTTCGCGTCTTGGCGTAGTTGAGAGAATGTTTCTGCATCCATCTCGCGTGACGCTACTAACATATCAATGTCAGCATAAGGTTTGTACCTTGCTTCTGCGCGTTCCAATAACTTCTGATATGACATCTGCGTTTGAGCCAGTTGTTGTTCTGACTGCTTCCGCTGGTTAGCCAAATCTTGAGACTTTTTAGTTAGAGATGCTTCTTGACCATAAAGCCGCTTTAAGTCCTTTACAGATACCAGCTTAGACTCACCATTGACTGAGATGTCCACGATTTGATCATCAGAAGCGACTGTATGTTCGTCGTCATCTTCCTCTTCATCATCATCGTCTTCAACATCTTGATCTTCGTCTTCATCAACAGTGTCGTCTTCGTCAGGGTCTTCAAGGTCTAACTCGTCTTGATCGTCCTCTTCATCTTCTATTTCATCATCTTCATCTACCTCTGTCTCGGCAAGGTCTTCAGATGTTGCATCTTCTACTTCGACTTCAGATAAGGTTTCCCCGTCGTCCCATCGTCCTAAGATTGCGTCTGCCGCATCATCAATATCTAATGCTTGCGGCTGAGAGTTGTCATTTTGCACGTTGTTCATGGTGCTGGCTCCTCTTGGCTGTTGTCGCCGTTCTGCTGTTCAATAATGCTGTCACGCACTTGAACTCGCTGTTTCAGAGTATCCACCACGTCTACTAATGCGCGATAGTGGTTATAGGCATACTCCCGTTTCTCCTTGTCATCTGGCTCAGTGTTTACAAACGTCTGAAACGTCCTTTCGACAAGGTCATTGATAACTGAATTGAAGGCGGAACCATTTAGTACGGCTCCAGCTTCATCTCCAGCCATCACAAGTTGCTCTTCTTGTGTAGGCATGTGCTTTCCTTATTGTGTTGTGCTTATCCGTTTGGACTTGCGATTGCCCTGACATCATCAGCCTTACGTGCTATCTCTAGCTCCTCTAAGTTCACATATTCTTTATGTTCGAACTCAGTCTCTTTAAGGTCTTGTCTGTCAGATTGTAGGGCAAATGCTTGTTGAGCCTTCATAGTGTCTAGCTCATGTTTCATTTGCCGCATTTGTGCATCCAGTTGTATCTTCATCTCAGCGACAGCGGTTTGTCGCTCTTGAAGTTGCATCTGTTGCTGTGCCATCTGCATCTGCATCTCTGCATTTGGATCAGGTGGCGGTGGAGGTATCATTGATGGGTCTGTTAAGAAGTCAGCAACATTCTTGATACCTGATTTCTCTAGGACTGATGCCAGCATCTTGAACTTGTTCTGCGGAGAGTACATTTGTCCAAGTGTAGGGTCAGCTGAGAAAAGCTGATGGAAAGACAAGTGCTTCTGCACTAGCTGTTCCTGATCGCCGTAGCCCAAGTGGAACTCAACTTGTACGTCACGTTTATCTGCCCATTGCGAAGGGTCGATAGGTACATAACGTCCAGCTAACTCAACAATCTTCTCTTCAGACTCGTTCTCTACAATCAGTAAATAGACCATTGAAAATAGAGGCTTTAGGAAGTTGTTCGCAAAGTTACGCGCGATGATCTTCTGTCGCTGTTGGCTCATTGTAGCTAACTGCTCGACCATTGCCGCTGAGTTTTGTTTGCTTATAGCGTCTTTATTAAGACCTTGGGACAGACGAGAGACACCAGAGGTATCTTCTTTATCCTCGTCTAGCATCTTGATTGTCTGGAATACAAACGGGTTCAAGGATGCTTGAGGCATAGCGTTAATAGCGTCTGGGCGTGATACGTTCACGATACCACCGACACGATTGTCTATTAGTTCTCTTGGGTTCGTAAGGCCACCTTTAACCACAGTATATCGTGGGTTGTTAGTAACCATAGCGTGATCAAGAATTGAACGTGTTAATACTGTACGTGCATTCTGTATGCCTAGTAGTTTCTCAGCAAAGTTGTTGCCGTGGAAAGCATGTGGAATAGGCAGGGGTACAAAAGCTACAAAAGGTCTTCGCTTTACTATCTCTTTCTCAAGTAAGATGTTTGATGCTTTGACTACTTTGTAGAGTTCAGCAACGCCAGTGCCTTCACAATCTAGCTCAATGAAAGCCTCGACCACAGTTACCTGTCGTGTTTGGCGTTGGTAGCCTTTTGCATTGAATCCTCGGTCTGCACCGATGTCGTCAAAGCGAGATAGTATCTCAGGGTCATTGTCAAAGTCTGTGTCTTCATTGTCAGAGATTTTAGCAACTAAGTCTTCATCGTATCCCATCTCTATAAGTTCAGAGATAGACTTCTTAGTCCTGTGTGCACAGAAGCTAACGTCATCTAGTGACTTTGCTTGTGGTTCAATCAAGAACTCCTCTGGTGCAATAGCCTCAACCTTAACCTGTGATGTGTCACGGGTTACACGTAGCTCACCAGAGAACATACCAAATTCATCTTCGGTTATCTCTTCGATCTCTACATTGTCTTCCGCAAGAAGTACGTCTAGTTCCTCTTCTGTAAGACCTTCGACATACTCAAGGTTGCTTTCGTCTTGCATACACCAGTAAACTTTAGCTACTCCAGCGCGAGCAATAAGACCATCGTGTATAACAGTCTGCATAGTTTCAAACAGGTTGTTTTGACGATGTAGGACGTAATCCGTGTACTCTGTGCAAACTTCAGCTGTAGGAACATCATCAGCGTTCTGTGGTGCAAACCTAAGTGTCTTGTTGCCTGTGCTAAAAGTCTCTAGCAAAGCCGCCTTCATGCTTTCTACTGCATCATAAACGTCTTGGCTGACATACTTACTATTACCATCATGCGCTGGGCGAGGGAGTTTAGCACTGTAGTAATCCATTACCTTACGGCGTTCTTTTGACAACTCAGAGTCATAGTATCCAATGGAGCGTCTTAAATTAGTATCAACTATTGACACAATTTGGTCGTCGTCGAGTTTTTTATAATCTTTATTTGATTTCATGTCTAAACCATCTCAATGTAATAATCGTCAACTGCGTCTATGGGTTCCCAAGCACCTTCATGAATATGATTGGCTAGGGCTAAACTCATTACACAGTCATCAAAGCATCCTGACTCTGCCTCCATGCCGCCGCTTTGTGTGACGATGTATGTTAGCATTTCCCGAATAGTGACTTTATCGTTTAGTTCGATCTTACCCTCTCGAACTGAGGCTCTGAGTTCATCAATGATCAGAGGTTTTGTCTTGGATGTAGTAGTGAAGCCTAACTTGACTGTCTCTTTGTCGGTTAGTTTATCTACTTGTACTTCTGTGTAGAAGTTGGGGTAGGCCATGTCTTTTCCAAGACGGGTACACGTTAGAATACCATGACTGTTGTTCTCTACAATTATGTAGGCAAAGTTAAAGAACTCACCTAGCTTATAGAGGACTGTAGCAAAGTAATCAGGATGAACTTGTGCACGATAGGTCGCCACCTGTCGTTTCTTGCTGTCGAGAACCTGTGCAACTGACCAGTCACCACCACGGACACCCATAGCAACGTCTGCTCCTATGGTGTACTTCTCGCCATCATCTAGTTTGCGATAGAGTGTTAGTTCTCCTCGCATGTTATCAAGCCAGTCTTCACCTTCTAGTGCCAGACGTGCTTCAACATCTCTCGATGTCTTTAGGTCATCTTGTAATGACTCTGGGTTAAACACAGGACGACCAGTGGTTAAAAACGCCTCTTCTGGTTCCGCAGGGTACTCTTGCTTGAACAAGTCGATGCCGTTTTGAGCAATCTTTCGCCGACGAAACATCAACTGTTCGTTGTCTAGGTCGTATTTCTTAGATAAGTCCTCTTCCTCTGGAGTTATCT